TTACACAGGCGTTGTCTGGATTGCTGTATCACCCAGTGAACAGCTTGTTGTCTACAGAGAGTTATATTGTTCTAAGGTTACAGCTACTGATCTAGCAGATATGGTACTAGAAGCAGAGGCAGAAGATGGTACAATTAGATATGGTGTTCTGGATAGTTCTCTATGGCACAAGCGTGGTGATACTGGCCCGTCACTGGCTGAACAAATGAATATGAAGGGTTGCCGATGGCGTCCTTCTGATAGATCTAGAGGATCTCGTGTAGCAGGTAAGAACGAGATGCATAGAAGGTTACAGGTAGATGAGTATACAGAAGAACCTCGTATGGTTTTCTTCTCTACTTGCACTAACACTGTAGCCCAACTACCATCAATACCTCTAGACAAAAGAAACCCAGAGGATGTTGATACAAATGCAGAAGATCACTTGTATGACGCTCTAAGGTATGGTATAATGACAAGACCTAGAAGTTCTATTTGGGATTACAACCCTGCAACTCAACGATCAGGGTTTCAAGCCTCTGACCCTAGCTTTGGATATTGAATATGGCAGAACAAGACGAACTTATGTTTGAAACAGATGAAGTTACAGCGGCAGAGGATGCGGATGATAGCATCTTTGAATCTGTATCAAGCGTTGTATCTTTTGTAAATGAGCGCTTTAAACGTGCGGAAGATTCTCGTAGTGGTGATGAGGATCGTTGGCTACGTGCTTACAGAAACTATCGCGGTATTTACGGAACAGATGTTCAGTTTACTGATACAGAGAAGTCTCGCATATTCGTAAAGGTTACTAAAACAAAAACTCTGGCAGCTTACGGACAGATTGTTGATGTGTTGTTTGGTAACAATAAGTTTCCACTAACTATAGACCCCTCTGTTTTACCAGACGGTGTAGCTGAGTCAGTTCACATAAACATAGACCCCAACGCAGCACAGGCTGGAGAGGCTTTAACAGCGGTTACTAGAGATGATGCCCCAAAGCCTTACCTTATTGGCCCTGACACAGAACTGCTTCCGGGCGAAACTATTGTAGACTTACAGAAACGTCTTGGCCCATTGACTGAGAAGCTTGCACCTGTAAGTGAGAAAGTTGTAGAGGGAGAGGGAACTACCTCTACTACAGTAACCTTTCACCCTGCTATGGTTGCTGCTAAGAAGATGGAAAAGAAGATTCACGATCAGCTTGTAGAGTCAGGTGCTAATAAACATCTACGTAGTATGGCTTTTGAGATGGCTCTTCTAGGCACTGGTGTTATGAAAGGCCCGTTTGCTGTAGATAAAGAATACCCTAATTGGAACGAAGAGGGGGAGTATGACCCACTAGTAAAGACTGTACCATCTACAAGTCACGTTAGTGTGTGGAACTTTTATCCAGACCCAGAAGCTACATCTATGGATGATGCAGAGTACGTTGTAGAACGTCACAAGATGTCTCGTACTGAATTACGTAGTTTAAAACATCGTCCTTACTTTATGAGTGATGCTGTAGAGCTTGCCGTAGATAAAGGCCCAGACTACGATATGAAGTACTGGGAACAAACTATGGAAGACAGCGACACTGAGGCTTCTACAGAGCGCTGGGAAGTACTAGAGTTCTGGGGTTTTGTCGATACAGACTTGCTTCAAGAGAATGGTGTATCTATTCCTAGTGAGTACAAGAACTTAGAAGAGCTTAACTGTAATATCTGGGTTTGTAATGGTGAAGTACTACGCTTTGTTCTTAATCCTTTTAAGCCATCAACTATACCTTATTATGCAACACCCTACGAACATAACCCTTACTCATTCTTTGGGGTAGGTATAGCGGAAAATATGGATGATACGCAAACTCTTATGAATGGGTTTATGCGTATGGCTATTGACAATGCTGCATTATCTGGTAATCTAATAATCGAAGTTGACGAAACCAATTTAGTGCCGGGGCAGGACTTAAGTGTGTATCCCGGGAAAGTGTTTCGCAGGCAGGGGGGCGCTCCGGGTCAAGGCATTTTTGGCACCAAGTTTCCCAATGTAGCCCAAGAAAATATGCAACTGTTTGATAAGGCTAGGGTTTTAGCAGATGAAAGTACAGGTTTCCCAAGCTTTGCACACGGTCAGACTGGTGTTAGCGGAGTGGGGCGAACTGCTTCTGGCATCTCTATGCTTATGTCTGCAGCTAATGGCAGCATACGAAATGTTGTTAAAAACGTGGATGATTACCTTATACGTCCACTAGGCAAGTCTTTCTTTGCGTTTAATATGCAGTTTGACTTTGATTCAGACATTCGAGGTGATCTAGAGGTACGTGCATCTGGTACAGAGAGCCTGATGGCTAATGAGGTTCGCTCACAGCGTCTTATGCAGTTCTTACAGGTAGCACAGAATCCAACACTAGCACCGTTTGCTAAGATGGACTACATTATACGTGAGATTGCTAAGTCTATGGATCTTGATCCTGATAAGGTTACGAACTCTATGCAAGATGCAGCTATACAGGCTGAGATCTTAAAGACCTTCCAAGCTCCACAACAGCCCCCTGCAGGGCCAGAAGGCGTTCCAGCACCACAGGGTCAGGCTCCTCAAGGACAAGGCCCACAGGGAGTAGCTGATACGTCAGGTGGGGGTGCTTCACAGATGGGTATTGGTACAGCACCAGCACCGGGGGAACAAGGGTTTACTGGTAATGTCGCTTAAGCAATTTGCAAACAATAAGCAAGCTATGGATGAGTTTAATGAACTTATTGATGAACTTATATCTACACAGCACAGGACTATGGAACAGGCGGGTTCTGTACAAGAGGTATACTCAGCACAGGGTGCTATTAGTACTCTAAGGCGTTTAAAGCTACTCAAGGAGATAGTGAATGGTTGACTATCGTAAACGTTTATCTGATATGACACCAGAAGAAAAAGCAGAGGTAGCTCCTTCTGCAGATAACTTTTCTAAAGTGTTTGGTGATAGGACAGAAGAACCTATGTCAGTCACCGCTGCTGATACAGCCGTAAGTTTAGCTACACCAGTTGACTCAGTAGTAGAAGTACAAAAAGAGTTACAAAAAGAAGAACCTGACTATCTAAAGATTGGTATGCTTGCTGGAGTTGAGGCTTTAGGTAGTATACCTGCTCTTGGGCCTGTAGCAAAGAGTATGATCCGTAAGGGTGCAGACTTAGCTAAACAGACTGACACTGCTATAGAGGGTACTACTAACATACCCTCTGTTTCTAAAAAAGAAGTATCTCCCTTTGATGTAGAGTATGACTATGACCTTACTCTTAAAATGGAAGATATGATTGATGAATGGGCAAAGGGTAATGTAAGCAATGCTAATTTAAGGAAAAATCTTGCTACCCTAGATATTAAACTTCCTTATAGAATTGGCCCTAAAGCAGATCCTAGTAGTCTAGATATACAAATGCCAGACGGTACTATATATAAAGGCACGGGAGATGTACCCTCAAAACCCAGACCTCTTACTTTGGATGCTACATCTGACGCTATAGAGGATTTAGGTTTTTCTGAAAAAGATCTAGCTGATTGGAAAAAAGTAAACTACGCAAAAGATAAGTTTAGAATACCACCAGACGATGAGATGGCGGCTGCAGCTACTAATCTCCGCGAGGGAAAGATAACATCAGAAGAGTTTAGAAAACTATCAGATGAGAGACAACCTATTAAACCTATTACGGAGATGCCAAAGTTTCCAACAAAAGAAGAGGTTGTAAAGGCTTTACACGCCACAGACCCAAGAAAAACAAAGAAAGGTGTTTTAGGTGTAAATAAATCTATTGAAGATGGTACACTTATTTCTTCTAGACTAGATATACCTGCTTATAATAATTCAGATACTTGGGTTGTATCACTACACGATGGTTCGGTAAAAGATGGTAAAACCGTAGGTTATGGTCAGTCTGCCGTTCTTAACAATGTAAACTTCACCTCTAACCCATTAGCAGCTTCAAAGATTGCTACAGGTTCAGCAAAAACTACTATTGCTAGAATGCAAGGTGAGTGGCAGAATATGAACCCAGAAGAGGTTTATAAAACAGTAGAAAATCTGTTTGATGATCCTGAGTGGGTACAAGTAGGTATGAATCCTTATAGAGCTTCATACTTTTATGATAAAGCTGATGGTATGCCTGTTGTTTCGGCTGAACAAGTAATGCAAGTAGGCCCATTAGTATTTGCTAAAAAGGCAAAAAAGACAACGCCTGATGATCCTCAATTTCAGTTTGAGAATAAAGTCACAGGTGTTAAAGCAAATTTTAATGAAGGTGGAATGGCTATGGAAGAACAAACTCAAATGGCCTTTGCGCTGGGCGGCTCTGTAGAAGAGGTAGACCCCGTATCAGGCAATGAAGTACCACCCGGATCTCTTCCAGAAGAGGTACGTGATGACATTGATGCAAATCTTAGTGAGGGTGAATATGTCGTACCCGCTGATGTAGTACGGTACTACGGTGTTAAGTTCTTTGAAGATCTACGTACACAAGCTAAGATGGGCTTTGAAGATATGGAAGCTAATGGGCGTATTGGTGGTCAACCTGTACCAGAGGAAAACTCTCTACCGTTTGACGTATCTGAACTACAAGTAGAAGAAGAGCCTGTACAGATGAACGAGGGTGGTTTTCTAGATAGAGACGCTTTAGAGGCAAAGTTTCCTGCTTCCTTTATGGGTTCTAGTGGCCCAGCGCAGGAATGGAAGACCTTTGAAAACGAGGCAGGTTTAACTATTACTATTCGTTTTGTTGATGGTAAACCTATGTCAGTTATTCCTGCAGGGTATACTGAGGTTGGCGCTAGGTCTGAGGAAGCACTTGAAGCTCCAAGAGGTGATGACAGTGACCCACAGTTTGGTGATCCTAGTAACGCACCAGAGTCTGTTGATTTAAGTAAACTTTCTGAAGACGAGCTTGAAAAAATAGGTGACAAGGCTACAACTATGGGTACTCTTGAAGAAATAGTGGGTTATGGTACTGGGCCTGTTCTTACTCAAGTGATGAGAATGACTAGAGAAGGTAGAGCAGCAAGGGTTAACTCTGAAGTTGCTAGTAGGTTAGCTAGTGGTAAAAATCCTGACGGTACAGATCTAACGGAAAAACAAATATCTCAATTAGGAAAAATCTTCGATAAAACTGTGGACACAGAAGATACAGGTTCTAGGTTTTTTGGTGGTCAGAGGACTTTAACTGAGGGTCTACAGGATACGTCTGGTGACAATCAAGTGAGCTTTGCTGACACTTTCTTAGGAGATCTAATGGGATTTGATGGTGGTAAGGTAGGCATACAAGCAACTGATAAGTCTGGTAATAAGTTAGGTCTAGATGCATCTATTTCTGGTAAACGAAGAAAACCTGTTGTAAAACCTGCAGTAGGTAGTGGTGGTAATGATGGCGGTGATAACGATAGTAGTCAACCGGGACCAAATTTTGATGGCTCTGCTATAAACTCTGTAACAGGTACATCTTGGAGTGATCCAGATAAAACGTCAGACGAATTGCCAGAAACAGGCGGTGGAGATAGAGGTATGAATAAAGGTGGATTAGCGTCTAAAAAGAAAAAGAAGAAATAATAAGGCTACCCGGCAGTAATGCTGGCCCCAACATAAAGGAACTACAATATGTCTATGACAGAACAAACTATTATTAAAGCTGACAGTTATGCACACGAGCGTAACAAAGAACTTCTTGAAAAAGAGCAACGTGAACTAGATGCACTGTTAAAAGGTGAACAGGGCGATGAAGAAGCAAAAGATAATCAGGAACCCGATAGCGAAAGCGTTGAGGACACCCAAGTTTCAGATGAGAGTAATACGGAACAAAAAGAAGCACGGTCAGTGGAATCCAAAGAGTCCGAAACGGATGATGCAGGAACAGATGGACTAAGCGCTGAAGAGAAATCTTTTAAAAAGCGATACGGTGATATACGTAAGCTTTTACAGAACAAGGAAAAAGATTGGAATGAAAAGTTTGAAAAGCTACAAGGACAACTTGAAAAAGCTTCTAAGAATGAACTGGTTCTTCCCAAATCTAAGGAAGAGATTGAGGCTTGGACAGCTAAGTATCCTGATGTCGCTGGTATTGTCGAAGCTATTGCAGAAAATAAAGCTGCTGAAAAAGCTTCTTCCTTGGACACGCGACTCCAAGAAATAGAAGAGCTACGTGTTCAAGCTAAGAAAGAAAAAGCTGAAGCAGAGCTTATGTCTTTACACCCTGACTTTGAAGAGATTCGTGCGTCAGATGATTTTCACAACTGGGCAGAGAAACAACCTAAAGTTGTACAAGATGCTCTATATGAAAACTCAGAGGATGCTAAATCTGTAGCTGTAGCTATTGATCTCTATAAGTCACACAAGGGTATTAAGGCTAAGTCTACTAATAGTTCAGATAAGGCTGCTGCCTCTTCTGTTAAGACTAAAGGTAGAACAACTGTAAACGATGATGAGAGTAAAAACTTTTGGCGTGAATCAAATGTTGCTAAAATGAGTGACAAAGAGTTTGAAAAACATCACGAAGAAATACACGAAGCTCAGAAATCGGGTAAATTTATTTATGATTTGTCAAAATAAGTATTGACAATAGCTGCAAGTTTAGTATAACTTGTATAGTATGCACTTAAAATGTGTATTTAAACTAAGACTCTAGCCACTAAAAGACTACCCAGACACGTTTAGCCCTTATTAGATACGGTAGGCATACCTTAATAATAAGCTACCTAAATAAGATTTGGCCTCTGTTGTGGATATGGATCTGTAAAACTCAACGGTCATATCTATAAGGAGATTAATTATGGCTGCATTTGGAAAAGCCTCTGGCTATACCAACTTGAACAATGGAGTATTCTCCAGTGTTATCTACTCAAAACAGGCACAGATTGCGTTCCGCAAGGCTGCTACTGTAAATGCAATTACTAACTCAGAATATTTTGGTGAGATTGCGAACCAAGGGGATACAGTGCGTATTCTTAAGGAGCCTGATATCACTGTGAATGCTTTGCTACGTGGTACAACCGTTTCGGCACAAGACCTCGTTGACAATGACTTTCAGTTGACTATCGACAAAGCCAACTATTTTGCCTTCAAGCTTGACGATATTGAAGAGCAACAAGCACATCACGACTTTATGCGCTTGTCATCTGATCGTGCAGCATATAAAATGGCTGACGCTATGGATGCTGACGTATTGTCATATATGTCTGGTTACTCTACTGCAGGTGCGGTAATTAGTACTGTAAGTGGTACTGCTTCACACCAAACAGCGGGTGACTTGACAGGTGAACTTCTGACTGCTAACAAGTTGGATATGTCAGACTTCGGAAACATCACTACTGCAGCCTCTTCAGGTACAACTGGTGACTCAATTCCGTTGGCTCCTCGCTTCGGTGGCGCTACTGCAGCATCAACAAGTACAGCAACACCTCTCCAAGTTGTAGCCCGTATGGGTCGCATTATGGATCAGGCTAATGTTGATACTCGTGGTCGTTGGCTGTGTGTTGACGCCGTATTTATGGAAATGTTGAAAGACGAAGATTCTCGCGTATTGAACGCTGACTTCGGTGGTGCAGGACTGCAAAACGGTCTGGTACTTAACAATCTTCACGGTTTCCGTATTTACCAGTCAAACAACCTTCCTGCGAAGGGAACTGGCCCCGGAACCACAGGTACTACTGCACAGGACGATAACTATGGCGTTATTGTAGCTGGACACGACTCCGCTGTTGCAACTGCACAGCAACTCAACAAAGTTGAGACTTATCGTGACCCAGATTCATTCGCTGATATTGTTCGCGGTATGCATCTCTATGGGCGTAAAATTCTACGTCCAGAGGCTCTGGTAACTGCAGTATACAACGCTGCTTAAATAGTTAGAGAGTAGGCTGCTTAACTGTGGCCTACTCTTTTTCTTAGATTTGCATTGAAAAAGGATACCTCTTATGGCAATCACTACAGCAATGTGCAGCAGTTTCAAGCAAGAGTTGCTTGGGGGTGTTCACGATCTTGATACGGATACTTTAAAGTTAGCTTTAATCAAAGCTACTCCTACAGGCACCTATGGTGCTGCAACTACTAACTACTCTGACGTTACAGGTAACTCTGATGAAGCTTCTGGCAGTGGCTACAGTGCTGGCGGGGGAACTTTAGATTCACCTGTTATTACACTTTCTGGAACTACAGCTTTTGTTGACTTTGCTGACGAAGCTTTCAACAACGTAACAGTTTCTGCAGATGGTTGTATTATTTACAACTCTTCTCAGTCAAACAAAGCTATTGCAGTATTTGACTTTGGTGGTACTGTTAGTGCAACCTCTGGTACACTTACTGTACAGTTCCCGACAGCCGATGCTACAAACGCTGTTATTCGTCTTACCTAAATAGTTAGGGCTACTTATGGCAAAGTTTGCTGATCGTGTAAAAGTCAGTACACCTACTACTGGTCAAGGTACTACTATAAGCTTAGGCTCTGCAGAGTCTGGGTTTCAAGTAGTGCCTACTTCTTTAAATGGACATACTCTACGTTATGTGATTGAGGAAGGTAGTGCTTGGGAAGTAGGAACTGCAGTATACGATAGTAGTGGCCCTAGCTTAACTTCTAGGACTTTAACTAGCTCTAGCACTGGTCAGTTACTTAGTTTATCTGGTAGTGCCAAGGTCTTTATCAGTGCTTCTGCAGATGATCTTGATCTGCTTTATGCTGACATTACGGTTACTGTATCGGGCGGCAACTACCTGATTGATGGAACTGCTAATCAAACGATTACTTTAGTGCCGTCTGTTACCTACCGCTTTGATGTTTCTGATAGCACAAATGCTAGTCACCCGCTACGCTTTAGTACCACCTCAGATGGCACTCACAACAGCGGAACTCAGTTCACTACAGGCATTACGAGTATAGGTACGGCGGGTAGTGCGGGTGCTATTATTGAGGTCAAGCTAGAGCAAGACGCCCCAGCATTATACTACTACTGCGCTAATCACAGCGGTATGGGTGGCGCTGTATCTATGGGTGGTACAACCTACTCCAACGCCACAACTTCAGCCGATGGCCTTATGTCATCAGCCGACAAGACAAAGCTAGATGGTGTAGCTACCAGCGCTAACAACTACAGCCTTCCGACAGCTTCTGCGTCTACGCTTGGCGGGATTAAGATTGGTACAGGTTTATCTATAGATGGTTCTGGAGTGGTTACGGCTAGTGGTGGGAGTTCTCCTAGCGGATCATTAGAACCCATTACAACTACCAAAACGACAGCTACGGCGGGTCAAACTGTTTTCACTGGTACTTGGAAAGCTGCTAACATTGCAGTGTTTCTCAACGGCGTTAAGCTTCAAGATAGCGAAGTAACAGCCACTGATACGCAGATCACTATAAGCGCAACGGCTGTAGGCGATGTTGTAGAAGTTGTCGAATATGGCGCACCGTTTGCCAGCCCGTATGCCAGTACGTTTCCTACAGTCACGACAGGGGCAACTTCGGTTACAGTAGACTACACAGTCGACAAAGTAGCGGTCTATAAAAACGGCGTGAAGCTCAGAGGCGGCGGCGTAGATTTCACAGCAAGTAACGGCACTTCTATCACAGGCTTTTCAGCATTTGTCTCTGGTGATGTTGTTGAGGTAGTCGAACACGGTTCATTAGCAGCGTCGGGCGGCGGCGTAACAGCTTATGACAATTACTCTGACTTACCAAGTAGTGGCAATACAGACGGTGATCTGGGATGGGTTAAAGATGTAAGCGGTTCTGGCGCAACAAAAGCACTTTATGTTTGGGATGGCTCTGCGTGGGATAGAGTTTATAATGGTGTTGAAGAAACCTTAACTTGGTCTACAGAGCCTCCAACTTCTTACTTCTTAACTCCCTCTGGTTCTGCTCAAACAATAACGATAGCGGCTACAGATCCAGAGGGATTTCCCGTTTCTTATAGCGTAGACACTAATCCTAGCTCTATATCAGAAGCAACAATATCAGAAAACAATGGCACTTTTACTCTTACGCCAAGCTCCAATTCATCATTAATTGGCAATACGTTTTCTGCTAGATTTAAAGCTACTGATGGGCTGCACGTACTTAGCAAATCGTGTTCAGTCACATTAGGTGCGCCGGGAAGCCAATATAATCCTGTTACTAATATTGCGGCATTGAGGTCGGCGGGTATTACAACAGACGGTTTGTATTACTTCGACAACTCCATATCAAACGGTACTGCTTTTGCTTCGTACTGTAAGTTTAATTACATTGATGGAAATGATTGGTATTTACTTCTTAAAGTTCACAACCAAGGTGATATGCCTTCTGGAAGTGCTTTGTGGACTAACACTACATTGCATAATGAAACTGATGCAAATTTGACTTCTGGAAATTATGCAAAATACGCCACTTGGAACAATATCGAGTTCACCAATTTGCAAATGGAAATGCACCAAGGCGGTACGGCTAAATATCCACCAACTATGCACTTTTCTACTGCGAGGACGTTTGCTGCGGCAATTACACTTGCTGGCGGTACAAGTGCAGCGTCAAATGTAAATAATACAGTTCCCGCTACCAGCACAACTCCATCATACACAACGAATATAAAATACCACGATACAGGCTTTGAAAAAAATGGGAATAGTTTTACCGACGCAAATGGCGGCGAACCAAACGTAAACAATTATGGTATTGCGATGTGGTCTTTAAATACTTTAAACTCTACTACGGCAGAAGGATATTCCTCAGTTGGTAAAGCGGGTGCGTGGATTGGCTGCCCCCTTGACGAGCAATCTTACACGTTTGGTAATAATTCTGGGCAGGCTGGCTCTGGCTTTGGGTTTGGTGCATCTGCGGGAAATTTAGCAAGAACAACGAGTGCTGGATATAATGAGTGGGGGCTTTCAGCAAGTACAAACACGCTCCCGGGATATGTATGGATAAGGTAGTTTAATATGAGCAACAACCGTAATCTAGGCAACATAGCTACAGCCATCACCAATGCTACATCTGGGCAGGTTCTGACTTCTCAGGGAAGCGGCGTTGCGACTTTTGCTGATGCCGCTGGTGGCGTTGAGGAGCTTTTAACAGCTAGTGATACTTTTTTGCCCAGTGAAACTAAAGTATATACGACTTCCTCATCATTCTCATTAATCCCCACAACTCAAGTAACTAAGAATGTAGTTCACGATGGAGCAGCTACTAAATCTACTTGGGATGTTGGTGCGAATGGTAGTAACTTTGATGTGTATAATGAAAAGCCTGTTAGTTATTCTTCTATAACCCTAACACCTAGCGCAACTGGTGATGGTACGTTTACTTTTAGCTCTGGTACTTTTTCAGCTTCAGATGTTGGTAAAAAAGTAGTTGGAAACTCTGGTGAAGCTACGATCAAATCTGCTTCGGGAGATTATACATCCATTATACCTTTTGCCGACACCAGCACAATTTCTGATTGGCAATTATTTGGGGCGTCTGCTAAATCTGATGCGAGCGGCATATCGATTAATGGGTCAGTTGCTGTAAATGTAGATATGGACAACGACTCTTATGACAATGTGTCTGTAAGTAATGGTGACACTTACAACCATTCCGCAAATGCAATTTATTGGGATACATTTAACGATGGTGTGACTAGAATATACACTGCTTCCTCTCAAGGTAATCGTCTAAGAATACTATCGTCTTCATCTGCAACCGCTGATATTTCAAGTTATACTTTACAAAGCGCCTACGACACAATTCCGAGTTATTGCAATGGAATATACGTTCCACCTGATGGTTCTTACGTTGTGCTTAACCGGCAAGGCAACGACTCCTTTGTAAAGAAAACCGCTACAACTGCTTACACTGATTTTGGTAGTGACGTTTATACAAGCTACACTTCTCTTACTAACTTTGCTTCAGGTTTAACTTTTAATGCCGATGGGTCTGCGTTTTATATTATTAACCTTAATAATGGTGGGCAGGTTTTTAAAGTACCACTGTCCTCTGGAAATGAGTACACAGGTTTAACGGACACTAGCACTTGGGGAACTCTTGAATATAGCGCAACAAACCTTAATGCATTTGGCTACTCAAGCGGCTCCCCGCTTAGTGATTTAAGGTTTAACCAAGACGGTACTAAGCTATTTATAACTCAAATGTATGGAAGAAGAAGGTTCATACAGTTCAACTTAAGTACGCCCTACGATATTAGGTCTACCTCAATGAGCTTTGATAGTTATCAAGAACATAGTTCTTTTGGTACAGGTACTGATGACAGGGGTACTGGTTTTGATTTTAGACCAGACTTTAAAAAAGCCTGTTTTGGGGATGGGGATTACGCCAATTCAGCAAGACAAATTTATCAATACACTTTTGGTGTTGATGTTATTACGGCCCCTACAGATCAATACATTCCTTCGGTGACTAACGCATCGGGTTCAATAAGCACTTTAAGCTGGACAGATATTAACAGTATGACCGCTGACGAAACTGCGGGTGGTGGAACGGTTCACTACGCCATAGCCAGTGATGCTAAAACTACTTTTAAAGTTAGTGACGGAACCTCATTAAGATCCACTGTTCGCAACGCAAGTGGTGCTTGGCAATACAATACTTCTGCATTCACAACTACAAACTTTACTTTACCCTCAAGCGCCTTGGCTTTTGCCACTGGAACGGCAAGTTCTTATTCTACCAAAACAACACTTACTAGCACAATTGACCCTTATTATGCGACTATGGTTCCTGTTGGAGGTGTTAGCGGAAAGGGCTTGGTAGTTGGTGATACCAACGCTAACACAATGCTCTATTACACATTGGCTACACCATATGATCTTTCCAGTACAATTACGCAAGTTGACCTTTCTTCAGTAAACTTTAACCCAGCCAATATTTCTAATTGGTATGGTGGAGTTTTTAACCCAGACGGCACAAAGTTTTTTATTATTTATAAGCCATCATATCAAATGAACGTAAGGCAGTTTAATTTAAGTACCGCATACGACTTATCAACTGCTTCGCTACAATCAGATTATTGGGGAGACAGTAATGGTTTTCCTGACTATCATAACTTTGACATAGCTGGCGTATCGGATGACAAAATTTATTTCTGTCGAACTGCTAACTATAATTACCTGCATTCTAAGAACCTAACGTCTAGCGGTGATATTGACACTAGCCATACTACGCTGACGCAAGAGGCAAATCTGCCTAACCAAACTTTAAATAGGGTTCGCATATCATCAGATGGTAAACGTATTTTTGCACACGATAATGGCACAACAAATCACTATTTATATACACTTACCACTGCTTGGGATTTTACGAGCTTAGATAGTTCAGCTACGATTACGAACACTTCGATAGATAGTGTTACCAATGCTGTTTCATACATAAACTATGACGAAGAGGGTAAATATATAGTAGGGGTTAGGTCCAATACCGATGAAGTTTTCCTTTCACCTTCAAGCACTTCCTCATCTGGATCACCGTTTAACGCAGAGACTTGGGTAAGCGCCAACCCAAACAATATGCACTATGCGCTTCAAAAAAGTGCTGAAACGGCTGCTAACTTAATGAACAAATCTACTTTAGACGCAATCTCAGACGCTAATCACTTTGACTATGGGACACAATTAGACTTAGCAATTCTTCTCCAATACCCATCAGGTGCAAGCAGTTCTGTTCTTCCAAAGTGCGATGGAGTCAGTGTTGACTTTGAAAGTAACGATATAGTGAAGGTTGCCACAATCAATACAGATGTTGAAATTGATTACCCTGCGAGCAACAAGGTTAGGGTTAAAAACCTATCGTCAAACTCTGAGCAGATTAAAATTAGGGTGATATAATATGAGCAACGCATCAAATCTTAGCACCCTTGCAAACGTCTTAGACGATGGCTCTGACGGTCAGTTTTTAAAGTCTACTGGCTCTGGCGGGGTAGCGTTTGATACGGTGGCTGCGGGGGCAACTGTGTATTCAAGCGCCAGTGATTTACCGCTTACTGGAAACACAGTGGGCGATATGGCTTATGTAAGCGCTGCTACTACTGCTAAAGTTGTTAATCAAACCACTGGTAGCGTTTCAACAGAAGATGCAACTCGTTTATATATTTACTCTGGCACTGGTTGGTATTCAGTAGCGTTTATTACACAAAATCCAACTATTAATACTGTGCAAGATGCTGGCAATGGTTCAACGCCGTTTACTTTAGCGACTGATGGCACAACAGCAACTGTTGTAACAATTACTGCAAATGATCCTGAGAGCGTTCCTTTAACTTACAGCTATAGCGTTACCAGCGGATCGTTAAACGGTTGTACTGTTACAGGAGCAGATGGTACTTCAGCAAGGATTGCTGGAACAGCTTACACCGATAATGTATTTACCGTAACGCCACACGCCAGCAACGATGCTACATTCATTATTACGTTTACTGCCAGCGATGGCATAAATCAGGCTACCAGTGATAATGCGTTTAGCCTGTCGTTTGTTACGTCTGTAACGGATAGTAATTACACAACTCTGTTGGCTACTGCTACGGGTACGTCTGACAATAATGACATTACCGATAGCTCTATAGCTAATTCTGGAAACCCTCATAACATTACCGTAAATGGCGATACTTATGCGGGCAGTTTTAGTCCTTATCGCAGTGGGGGTTATAGCTGGAAATTTGATGGTTCAAATGACAATATACAAATCGCTGACAGCACAGATTTTGATTTTGGCAGCGGTGATTTTACTATTGAGGGGTTTTATAAACTTAATGATGCCTCGGGCAATCAATATTTAATTAGTATTAGCGGTGGGACATCAAGCAGTAATCATTTTGGTGTAAATGTGTACTCTGGAAATTGGAGATCGGGAGATTTTAATGGTTATATGGTTTCAGGGGTAAATACAGGAATTGATACTGATTCTTTCCATCATTTTTCACTTGTTAGAAGTTCAAACAATTTAAAATTTTATATTGATGGCACTCAAATAGGATCAACTGTAGACGTTACAAACCAAACCTTTGATTGCGCTGGCAATGTAAGAATTGGCGGGTTTCATTCCACTGGCAATTTTGCTTTTAATGGTTATTTGCGAGATATTAGATTTGTAAAAGGTACTGCAATTACTCCACCTTCGGGTGGGCCTACAGAACCTTTAGAGGTGGTTACAAACACTGTATTACTTTTGTGTCACGCTCCTTATTTAAAGGACGGCTCTTCCAACGATCACTCAATTACAATAAACGGCTCTCCAACCTCAAAGCCATTCTCACCCTACGACTACGATGAATACTCAGCAACAGATCACGGTGGGTCTGTGTATTTTGATGGGAACGGGGATTATCTCACAGCGGCGTCTGATGCCAGTTTCGATTTTGGAACAGGTAATTTTACGATTGAAACGTGGATTAATATTCCAGATGTGACTAGCACTTGGTTAGCTATTATTAGTCGAGCTTATTCTGCAACAGGTGGGTGGAGACTTTATAAGAGTACAGGTAACTCAAATTTAAGATTTTATTATACTGGGAATAGTTATATCAATGCCACCAACACAGGGCTTACAAACAATACTTGGCATCACATAGCGGTTGTTCGCAGCAGCGGCACAATTACAATATATGTAGATGGTGCTTCTAAAGGTTCAGGAAGCGATGGATCAACATCACTGAATCCCGGAACATATGCTGTTGAAATAGGGTCGGGTGTTTATCAATCATCGTACCCAATGACAGGTTATTTAAGCGATCTTAGAATAGTAAATGGCACCGCCGTTTACTCTGGCGCATTCACTCCACCAACAGGCCCACTAACGACTACTGGTGGAACATATGCAAGTACGACTAATGTAAACACCAGTATCACTGCAAGTAATACTTCACTGCTCATCAAAGGCACAGACGCTTCTATCATAGATAAATCGCAAGGTTTTAACCTAAAGCTGATTGGTAATACTACTGGCTCAACTGATCTTGGAGCAAACTCAGATGCGTATTCTGGATCAGGGAAGTATATAAAATTTGATGGGAGTGGAGACTACATTAATACAAACTCGAACATACAGGATGCTATTGGAACTGCAGAATATACTGCAGAAGCGTGGATATACTGTACAGGCATAGCAAACAGAAGTATTTTTGGGTCTGGCTCATCTGATTCTGCTGATGAGTTTGGTTTGTACCTTTTGAGTAATGGGCAGATTTATCACGACATAGGTGGATCATTTGATTACGTTCAATCTTCGTCTACTATTACCGTAAACACTTGGCATCATTTAGCAGTTACAAGAACAAGCTCACGAATAGACATTTGGCTAGATGGCACAAGTGTAGGGTCAACTACTAATTCAAACATTACTGGTATAAATATATCTGGCAACTCTGACTTTAAAATAGGCTACGGGCGTTTAGGGTATTGGAGCGGTTATATCCAAGATGCTCGGTTAAGAATAGGTAAAGCAGAGTACACCGCAAACTTCACGCCACCAACAGCCCCACTAGAAGGCTAACCAATGCTAGGCTTTAGTCCTCTCGCATCAGCACCACTATCAGACGATGGGATTGTAGTAGTCTCATCGTCTATTAGTTTGTCTGGTGTAGCAAGTCAAGTAATACATAACGATGTAGTAGGCGTTAATAGCTCTACTAAGCCTATCTCAAATGTCTCCTCTCAGGTTACACAAGGATCTCTTTCTACTACAGTAGATATAACGTTATCTTCTACATCTACCACAGGTCAACTGGGTACGATAAATAGAGTAGTAGGAGTTTCAACTACATTAGACTCTGTATCTACTGCAAGTCAATTAGGCACTATTACAGGATCTACAAGTTCTAACAAAGCTGTTACGTCTGTATCTGCAACTGGGTCAGTAAACGATCCTAGTGCGTCTACAAGCTCTAGCAAATCTGTTACATCTGTATCTGCTACAGGTCAAGTAAGAACTCCACAGATAGGCCCATCAGAGCATCTTGTAGCTGTATCAGTAACTGGTAACGTTACTAGCCCCTCTCTTGTTGTATCTTCTAGTGTAGAGATTAATCAGGTTACTTCTACTTCTCAAGTAGGCTCTCTTGTAGGTACAACTGATGAGATAGGTGAACTAACGTCTGTTTCCTCTACAGTAAGTGTTTCTTCTGTTGAAACTAATGCAGAATCCTCAGAAACGCTTTCCTCTTTAAGCTCAAGCTTATCAGCATCAGACTTATCTTTAGTCACATCTTCAAATGAGAGCTTAGTAAACGTTTCTAGCTCTACTACTGTAAATAGCTTAGTTACGCTTGTTGAGACTACCTTATCAGGAGTGTCATCTTCTGTTGATGTTAACGATTTACCGTTTGTAGGCGTACCTGTTAACACAACGGTTAATTTAGGTGACTCTCTAACGCCTAATCTATATTACTCTGGAGACACTTCTGGTGGAGTTAATTATACAAGCTCTACACAGTATCAGAGTTCTTCTATTGGAGTCGAACTTTATTTTAAAATAGATTCTAACTATACTACTGGTACAACTTGGATATTTGATTCTAGTGGATATAAGTCAGGTTGGACTAATCAAAGAATCTATGCTTACCTAAATGGAAACTCTATTTCCTCTTCAGTTCAGTTAGGTAACCAGTTAGGTAGGACAGCAACTAG